TAGAATAACTGTGCGTGTAATGTATGAATTTACAAGGGGGACTGCATAATGGCTATGGATATAGTAATGGTAAAAGGAAATAATAAAATAAAAATTTCGCCTGACTTTAAAGAGTATTATGAGAAACAAGGTTTTACTGTTGAGGGGGAAAATAAAAAAATATCAGTTGAAAAAGAAACCAAAAAGATTATAAAAGAATCTAACAAAAAAACGGAGGACTAGATGGCAACTCATCATGGTAAGGACGCAGTAGTTCATATTGGCGGTACAAATATAGGCCAAGCAACTGGGTTTACTATCGACACAACACACGACATCGTAGAAGACACAGCATTAGGTTCATCAATGAAATCTTATGTTGTTGGTAGAGGTACATTTACAGCCTCTATTGATATGAATTTTGACGATGACGACACTGCTCAAAATACATTAACGCAAGGTGCTAGTGTAAGTGTTGAGTTCATGCCAGAGGGTTCGGGTTCTGGAGAGCAAAAACTATCAGGAACAGGAATCGTAACTGGAATGAGTGTTGGTGTAACTTTAGATGGTGTAACTACAAGAACAGTATCTTTACAAGGTAACGGCGGACTAACTATCGGTACAGTATAATTTAATTTATGCCTGACGATAAAAAACCCGATTATTTTGACGGAATACGAAGTCATTTTGAAGAAACTGAGATAAGAGTAATAGAAGTTCCTGAGTGGGGTCTAATAGGCGATAAAGCTATTTATGCAAAGCCTTTTAATATGATGGAGAAATCCAAACTCTTTAAAGGTGCTAATAGTGGAGACCTTAACATTCTTATTGATGTTATAATTGAAAAAGCATTAGACAAAGATCATAACAAAATGTTTAATGCAAGCCACATTCTTAGTTTTAAAACAAAAGCTGATACCGATGTTATTGCTAGAGTTTCAAATCAAATTCTTGGCACTGATTACGAAGAAGTAAAAAAAAACTAAAAAATCCCGAAGTTTATAATGTAGTCGCTGTTGCCGAAAGATTACATAAAACTATTCCAGAAATATTGCAAATGAGTTGCTTTGAGTTTAGTATGTGGATTGCATACTTTGAACAACAAAGAGAAGAAATAGAAAAAGAACAAAAAAAACAAAATGTAAGAATTAAATAATGGCAACTAAAAAAGTAAACATAGATATAATTGCAAAGGATAAATCCAAACAAGCCCTTAAAAATGTTCAAGGTAATTTAGATAAAGTAAAAAGTTCTGCAAGTAAGTTAAAAAATGCTTTAGTTGCTATTGGAGGTGCATTAGTTGTTAGAGAAGTTTTACGAGTTACAGCAGAGTTTGAGGATTTAAGAGACTCGTTAAAATCTGTTACTGGTTCTGCTGAGGGTGGTGCTAAAGCATTTGAGTTTATATCTGACTTTGCTACAAGAACTCAGTTTTCTGTCCAAGACTTATCAAGATCATTTATTACATTAAAAGCTAGTGGTATTGAACCAACAGAAAAACTTTTAAGAGTATTTACTGATACTGCCGCTGTAACCACAGATCAAATTGGTGTCTTAGAGGCCATGACAAGGGTATTCAGTAGAGGTGTTCAAGGTGGGTTAGGTTTAGAAGAACTTAATCAGATAGCTGATCGTGGTATTCCAGTATTTAAAATATTAGAACAACAATTAGGCATAACTCGTTTAGAAATATCTAAGTTTGGACAAACAACTGATGGTGCGGCAAAGATATTAAAAGCATTAGAAAAAGGTTTAGGCGAAACATTTGCTGGTGCTACCGAAGAAAAACTTGATAACTTATCAGTATCATTTTCAAACTTTGGTATTGCATTAGATAATGTAAAAGATGCTTTCGGCCAAGAGGTATCTCCAGAGGTTACTAGATTTACAAATAACCTTGCAACCACAATACAGTTTATTGAACCACTTATAGAATTACTTGGTAAACTTGCGTCTTTTGCATTAATGGGTGTTAATATTGCTTTTGAGGCAGTTGGTAAATCAGTTGCTTTTGTTGTGACAAAATTTGACCAATTTTTACAATTTTTAGGAATTGTTGATGAAGAGGTAAAAGCCAACGTAAAGGCTATGAATGATTTAGCTGATGCTGCAAAAAAAGCTGGAGAGGCAATAGAAGTTATAGAACCACCAAAGATATTTGATTTAGTAAAAGAAACTGAAAAAAGTGTTGAGGCAAATAAAAAACTTTTAGAAAAAATAAAAGAATCTCATAAGTCAGAATTAGAACTATTAGAGGATAAGCAAGCAAGAGAATTAGAACTTATTGAAGATCAAAGAAACAAACTTAAATTTTTAACTGAGGAAAAAATTTTAAAAGGTTCTGACAGAGAACTTGAAATGCAAATTCTTGAAAAACACTTAAAAGATTTAAACCAGTTAGAGATGAAAGTTAGATTAGAGGGAATACAAGAAAGACTAGCTATGGTCAAAGCATCTGTCGAAGAAGAATTAAGAATAAAACAAGCGTTGTATGATAAAAATTTACAAGCAATCAAAGACAGAAACTTTAGTGAATTAGAATTAGAAAAACTTACAAGAGAACAAATAAAAGATTTAACAAATGCAAGTGGTCGAGAGTTATTAGGAGAACTTGCAAAACATAATAAAACAGCGTTTCAAATTAACAAAGCATTAGCAATTAAAGATGCGATAGTAAACACTGCAAGAGGTGTTACAAAAGCATTAGCACTTGGCCCGTTTGGTATTCCTTTAGCGGCAGTTATTGGAGGACTTGGTGCGGCACAGATAGCAACGATTGCATCACAAAAATATCAAGGCAGACGACTTGGTGGTAGAATGAATCAAGGACAACCTTACATGACTGGCGAGGCTGGGCCTGAATTAGTAATTCCAGATAGACCATCAAATGTCGTGCCAAATCATCAACTTGGTATGTCTAAGCCAGTAACAGTAAACTTTAATATTAATACAGTTGATGCAAGAGGTTTTAATGAATTATTAGTAAATAGTAGAGCAGTTATTGTTAATATGATTAATACTGCCGTTAATGAAAAAGGCAAGGAGTCTTTGATATGAGTGGTGCTTTACCTAATACAAATTTTAATGCTATTAATATTAGATCAAACCAAAAAACTTTATTTAGTGAAACTGACAGCGGCAAATCATTTAGACGACAAGTGCAAGGCCAAAGATTCAGTTTTACATTATCTTATCCTTTACTAACTAGAGCAGACTTTGCCCCTATTATGGCCTTTATGGTAAAACAAAGAAGTAGGAAAGAAAATTTCACTATAACTTTACCGACAACTTTAGATAGTCAGGGAAATGAAACAGGAACTTTATTAGTGAATGGTTCTCACTCTGCGGGAGATACAACAATCAACATAGATGCTTTTGCGGCTGATGGTGCTGGTAGATTAAAAGCTGGAGATTTTATAAAATTTGCACATGATAAACTTTACATGGTAGTTGCAGATGTAACATCTTCTAGTAACGCCGCAACAGTTACTATCGAGCCACCATTAAGAACTGCATTAACAGATAATAGTGCTGTAACATATAAATCAATACCAGTTACAGTACACATGACTAACGATGTCCAAGAGTTTCAAACAAACTCAAACGATAAAGATGGTAATTTATTATTAAAATATGAAATAGATGTTATTGAGAGTTTATAATGGCAAGAGGATTATCGAGTTCCGTAAAAACAGAACTAGCAACAGGGGTTATTGACCCAGTATTATTAGTAGAAATAGAGTTTGGTACACCAGTGTATTTAACAAATGCACCCTTTGACATAACATCAAGTGTTTCTGGCTCATCAAGAACTTATATTACAAACGGACATCTAAAAAATATTTCTGGCATAAATGAAACAAACAAACCAACAAAAAACAGTTTACAAATTACACTTTCTGGAGTCGATCAAACATATATATCAATAGCTTTATCAGAAAATATTATTAATACTGAGGTTTACATTTATAGAGGTTTTTTAGATGCTAATAATGCTCTTATATCTGACCCTTTTTTATTATTCTTTGGTACAGTAGATGAATATAGAATTACTGATAATACAACTACTGCAAATCTAGTTTTAAATTTAACCTCACACTGGGGAAACTTTCAAAAGACAAGCGGCAGAGTTACAACAGATAATTCACAACAAAGATTTTTTAGTGGTGATAAAGGTATGGAGTTTGCGGCTTTGACTGTAAGAGATATAAAATGGGGTAGAGATTAATGACAAGTTTTCACTTTTATGAGGCATCAAATAAAAACATGGACGAGATATTTGAAATATTACATGAGTTTGAAAAAGAAGCTCCAGCATTAGATTATCCTCATATACACAGAGCAAAAATGAAACAAACTTTGATGATGTTTTTGCAAAAAGGAAAAATAATTTTAATTAAAGATTTAGACAAACAAAAAATAGTTGGAATTACAATATTTATGATGAATGAGTATTTATGGTCTAAAGAACAACTATTAACAGTTCAAGTAATTTATATATTAAAAGAATATCGATCATTAAATTTATTTAATCAAACTATGGATATAATTAAAAATCAAGCAAAAGGTAGGCACATTCATTTAACTATATCAACTAAGTTATTAGCAGATAAATTATTAGATAGATACGGCTTTGAAAAAATGGGCGGTTTGTGGAGGTACTCAGATGTGTGACCCGGGAGATATAGTTGATGATGCTATGGATTTTGTCGGCGATGTTGTCGATTTCGTTGTTGATCTTGTAGTCGATGTTATTAGTTGGCTCAATCCTATTCCTGAGATACCTGACTTTGGAGGCAACCAACCAGACTTAAATGCAAGAGGTGTATTAGTAAATAAAGTTAGTGCAAATGCTCATATACCAATAGTTTACGGAACAAGGAAAGTTGGCGGAAATGTGGTCTTTGTAGAAAGTTCTGGTGACTCAAACGAGTTCCTTTATATGGCAATAATAGTTTCTGAGGGCGAAATAGACGACATAACTAAAATATTTGTAAATGATAATGAGGTAACTTTTAGTGGAGACTTGGCAGACAACACTCAAAGAACTGTTGCTAGTTCTGATGCAAACTTTTTTAAAGCACCTGATGCTGACTCTAGTGCTGAAAGTCTAATTACTGTTGAACCACACTACGGAACTGATTCGCAAACTGCATCTAGTTTATTAGATGAATTATCCTCATGGACATCGTCCCATCGGCTCAGGGGGCTTGCATACATAGCACTTAAATTTAAATGGAACTCAGATGCTTTCGGTTCTTTGCCGCAAGTCACAGCTATTGTCAAAGGTCGGAAAGTTTACAACCCAAATCTTGACGGGACAAAAACTGGTGGCTCTGGTTTACATAGACAAAACGATAGTACAACTTGGGAGTATTCAGATAACGGCATTTACCAAATGTTAGACTATTTAAGAAACGAAAGATTTGGTATGGGTATTGCAGACAGCTATTTTGATAGTAACTTTGCAGACTGGCAAACGGCTGGCGATGTAGTAGATGCAGATATAACACCTTTTAGTGGTGCAAGTACAATCGATTTATTAGACAGCCACGCAGTCGTAGATACATCAAGAAAGGCTATTGATCTTGTGGCAGACTTTGTAAAAGGCACTCGATCATATCTAAATTTTACTGCTGGAAAATACAAAGTATTAGTTGAAACATCTGGTAGTGCAAGTGTTACTCTTACAGAGGACAATATTATTGGTGGCATAAATGTGGCCAGTAAAAATAAAAACTCTCGTTATAATCGTGTTATTGTTAATTTTACTAACGAAAATAAAAATTATCAATCAGATACCGCACAATTTCCGCCTGTGGACGAGACAGGACTTGCTAGTGCAGATACACACAGCGTTATGAAAACGGCAGACGGGGGCATATTGCTTGAATCTAAATTTGATTTTCCAATGATTGTAAACCAACACCAAGCCCAAGAACTTGCAGAGATTATATTGCGTAGGTCAAGATCAAGCCTAGATGTGTCTTTGAAATGTGACGGAACTGCCTTAGATTTAGCCATCGGAGATATCGTTGCAATCACCCACGCCACGCCGTCTTTCTCGTCTAAACCATTCCGTATTCAAGGAATGACTATAAACACAGATCATACAATAACTTTACAACTTAGCGAGCATCAAGACTCATATTATGCTTTTGGTACGCAAGTTGCACCCGCTACTATACCAGATACAACTTTGCCAAACCCTTTTACTGTTCAACCACCAGCAAGTGTAACCTTATCAGATACTCTAGTTGAGTATAATGATGGCACAGTTATTGTTGCTTTAGATGTAAGTATAGGTGCATCACCTGACAAATTTGTAGATTTTTACCAAGTAGAATATAAATTAAGTACAGATTCAACTTTTATAATAGGCTCACGAGGTTCATCACTTAATCATAGAATATTAAATGTAATTGACCAAAAAATATATGACGTAAGGGTAAAAGCGGTGAATACACAAGCAGTTAGTTCATCTTTTGTAACAGCACAAAGACAAATTGTAGGGGCAATTTTGCCACCCTCAGATGTAGAAAACTTTACTTGTAATGTTTCAGGGCAAGATGCTCATTTGTCTTATGATGCTGTGCCAGATTTAGATTTGGCTTTTTATCAAATAAGAT